AACACCCCAAGATATTTAGGTGGCTCATCTGCATTTGGATAAGTAGAGGTGCATTTACATTCAATAACAACTTTTCCGTTCATTTTATAATTGCTTGCATGTGGCAAGTAAACACCTATGTCTTCGTTAACGCTTACCAAAAGATTGTCTGCTTCTGCTATGCCGTCTAACGAAGCCTCTAAAGGCAAGAAAGGGTGGCTTACCTTATAATCTACATCAGCATTAACATTAGTTAATCCAAGCCTATTGCAAGCCTCTTGTATAAGTACAGGCTCTAATAAGTCTCCTGTTCTTTGTCTGTTATTTTGTTCAAACCTAGTGTTCTCACCATTTTTTGAACGTATACATCTATCAAGCGCCTCTTGTTTACTAAAAAATTTGCTTTCATCAAACAATGCACAAACTATAGAACTTGTACATATATCATCTCTAGTTAATTTGCCAACCATACTATCTCCTTATATTTATAATATTGTTTATTTCATCTAGGCTTTCCCTTACTGCTACTGGCTCTTTGCCAGCAACTTGTATATAAGTGTCGCCATATTGCTCTTTGAAAAAAGATTGAAGTTGATTGATGCTAAATGTTAAAGTATCAGAAGAACCTAGTTTGTTAAACTTAACTAATCTGTTAGGTTTATCTAATCTCTCTAACTTTCTTACATTTTTGGCAGGTTTGCCTAATTTGATATTATATATATTATGCGAACCACTAACTGCATTAAAATTAAACTCTAATTGCTGAGTCCCCTTCTTATGCGATTTAGTATTACTCATGCTATATAACTAACAAACCTCTTTGTTTATAAACTTCAAACTACATCTATACATTTTAGGTAGACCCTTTGTAATGAAACTCTTTATTAGCTTCATTAGGGTTAGCATCTGCCTTTAATGATCTATGTGTGGTATTAACTGCACATTGAGTTAAGAACACCTTTTCATTTTCAGGATATGGTGATCTTTTTAATTTTTTTATATAAGCAAGCAATTCAATTAAATGGGACTCTAAATTATCTATGTGAATTTTTTTGTCCATTGGAATACTCATCCTTACTGTATTTTTAAAAAACATATCCATACCTTTTAAAACTATATGTAAATAAATTAAAATGTAAATATGTATCTATAAAAAACATACTATTATTAGCCTCAAATATTTAGGGTAATTTTTTGAGGGTATTTTTTTATTTGCCCTTTAAAAAAATTTTCATAATTAATAAATTTTGCATTTTGTTTGAATGATAGAGATTCATCTAAATTATATTCTTTATAGAATTTATCAAGTTTAGAACCAAACATTAATTTAAACATAGGCGATATATCAGTAGCAGTCTTTAACTTACAGGCTACAAGTAGATACATAATTTTACTTAACAGTTCTGTAGGAACAAAATGCTTTTGCCTTTTATCATTACTGCACTCACACACTTCTATAAGATTAAAAGCCAACATTTTTTTTAATTTTGCACGCACCGTATTTTCACTAATCATTAATGTATTAAATAATATTGTTGTCGTTACATCTCTATTATTAAGATGTTCTGTAAAAATAAACTTTAAAATAAAATCTGTAAGACTATCAATTTTAATACCTGTTTGTGCTTCAACCCTTGTGTATGCTTGAGCAGTTGCTACATCCAATTCTGCTATATGCTTTACTAAATCTTTAAAATTGGATTTCATAATTATAGCCTCAGTTTATTTGCTCTTTTTAATATATTTGCTACACCTGTTGGTGTCCAAACTTTTTTACCTCTTCTGGTTAATAGCCCACGTTGCATTAATGAATTTGCTATTTTTTGTAATGTTGTTTGATCGTAGGATTGTATCTGTCTAATAGTTTTTATAATATTTTTTGTATACTCGTCTGCTAATTCCTCTCTAGCTTTACTTGCATTAATAGTAGCTACATCAAGTTTAGGGTTGCCAGCTTTCCATCCAGTAGCTTTTTTTGCAGCTATACCATCACGTTTGTTTTGTGCGCTTCTTTTTGTAATATCTTGTGCTGTAGTCAACATTGTTGATACATACATTTGCCTAAACTCATATTTATTGTCCCACCTACCCAATACAACTACATAAGGCACGTTTTCTAATCGCATAAATTCTGTTATAGCTGTTATGTTACGAGACAAATAATCCATATAAGGTATAAGAAGCACCCTATTTGCCTTTTCATTTGTTTTGTCTATGGCTTTTATTAATTCTGGCTTGTAGTTTTTTCTTGTAGCATCTTCAATATATTCGCTAATTATTTTCGCATCTCTTACGTTGCAAATAGTCTGCTCAACTGCATCCCTAGCCTTTTTAACATCATTTTTATTTTTAATATATAAAACACATTGCTTGCCAGCAGGCGTATATATATTATGCGGTGTAAATTTTACCGTCATACTCTCTCCTATAAATATCAATAACATATACTATATGTAAATATATATAAATACAAGTTTCAAATATACAAATGGTTATACTTACAATTGCGTAATTACGCTATAGGTATGAAAAAATTAAATATTTAATAAATATTAATAACACTTACTAGTTTGTTGTTTATATTTAATCTAACAAACTGTTAAGTACAGGGATTGAGGATAGTTGATTTAGTGCTTCTTGAAAGCTAGTTATCTCCATATCTTTTTTGATATGTTTTTTTGAGTAGATGTAATATTGTTGGCTGGCGGTATTTGCTTTGAAGTAAATTCGTTTGCTGGGTAAGAATACAAAAGCAAGCAACTCACAATGATAATTGGCGTGAGTCTTTGATATTTTTCTATAGGCTTCAATAGGAAAAGTAAATTTGCCCTCTTTACTTGGGTTTCTTGATTTGACTTGTACTTTATATAAAGCACTTCCTAACTCCACTATTAAATCTGCTGGATGTGAGTCGCAAGTTGGATAACAAAAGTCTGCATGTTCTAGCAGAAATGCTTGAACAATAGTTTCGCCTAGTATTCCTAGTCGCTTTGCTTGGTTAAGCTGTTCGTTGGATTTTTGTGGCATAAAGCTAACAACCTTGAATTATCTTCACTTCTTCGCGGTAGCTGAATATGATATTTGCTTCTTAGCAACTCCTCACTAGCTGCAAGGAAGTCTCCATTTTCCATATAATAACGAGTTCTAGAGAATCGCATAAATCCAGTTATACCAAGATTAAACACTAAATCTACACAAACCATTTGAGCATCTACAGGAAAAGAGCGCCACACTACCCAATTCTGATCTAATTCTTCTATAACTCTTTTTATATCATTTTCAAGCATATACATAGCTTCATCTTCTGATATGCCATTTGTTTGGATATTGCGCCCTATTCCCAAACTTAGGTAATTTTCTTGGCAAGAATATGGGAAGAGCGCTAACCCTTCAGACTTTATAAGCCTGTTTTTAATTGCTTCAAGCATATTATTTACCATGTACGCCTTTTGTTTTTTCCCATGTTCTAAGTGAAGACATCCCAAGCAAAGATAAAAGAATTGTAGTAAGTTGTGAAAAATCAAACTGTAAGTTTTCTAATTGTAAATTAGTACCGCTTATTACAGCTATCCAAGTTGCAATAGGCAATATAATGAAGTGTACGCAAAGAGCAAACCCACAAACATATCCGATAAAAGGTCGCCACGATGCAGCAAACCAATTTCCGCTTTTGGCTTCTTCAGCATTGAGCTTAATTTGCTCTTTATCCAAAGATATAAGCTCTTTTTGTAAGTCATGTGATAATTTCTCTTTTAAATCTTTATCTTGGACAAACTTATCCAAGACATTATTTGCTACCTCAGTAACAGCCTGTGTAATGCTCAAACCATATCCTTAATTATAAGTGTAATAAGCGAAACAGTTATTGTTGTAAGACCACCAAGAAGCCATATCTTCATGCTATCAACTGATTCTTGTAAGCTATCAGTTTTTTTGTAAATAGTCTTCCATCTTTCTTCACACATTTTTTCGTGAATTTTAAGGGAAGTATCTACATCATTAGCAGTCTTACGCGTAGCCATTAGGAAATACTCCTAATTAACTTTTTTGCCTTTAGG